GCTGTGTTAATGCTCCAGATAGTTTTGATGCTTCTTTTCTTGAGAATCCTAACGGTACAAATGTGTCTTGCAACGAGGCCATCAAAGAGACTACATCAGCTTTTGATTGACCGAATGCTCCAGTTAAGGTATTGGCAAAATCCATCGCAGCATCAGATTGCTCTCCAAATACTACTTTAAATTGACTTGTGGTCTCAATGGCGTCAGATGCGCTTTTGATAAAGCTATTGAATACGCGCGCAGCCCCAGTTAAGGCAAACGTATATAAAAGTAAATTATTTCTAACTAACGCAATCTGCTTACGAAATTCATTGGTCTGCTTGCCAGCTCTTTGACTGCCATTGCCGTAGTTTCTCATCGCTCCATCGGCGCGCTTTAGATCAGTATTTAACTTCTCAAAACCCTTAGCTCTGACTTCAATTACAAATTTATTTGCCATTACTTAATTCCCTTTGTCTTTTTTCACACGCATTCATCTCCTCACTAATAATGCGAAAGATGTCAAGAGTGTGCGCATCGGCTTCTGGTAGGCTTTGAGCGATGGGAATATTGAATTTTGTCATATAAAAATACTCTAGTATATAAAACTCAAGATCTTGGTCGTGAAATATTTTAGGATTACAGAAGAATGATAGGTTATAATAGATATTCTGGCCGGGCGTAAATTTCCCACGCTTGTCCTCAAGTAAGATCCGGTCTATCTCTTCCCAGATCTCTTTCTTATCAAAAGTTATTATTTTTGAAAGCGTTGGACTTTGGGCCTGGTAGGATTCAAACTGGACGGGATATAAACTATTTCCCCAGCCGAAAAAATTACACCAGGTTGCAATTCTTATTTTGAGGGCTTTTTTTCAGATATACCCTTATAATGAAAGTAAAATTTGTTTAGGACTTCATCTATTTGACCATCATCAAGATCTTTTAGTTTTTCTTCTGGATCTTCAAATGCTTTTTCCATAACCCAATTTAGTAAGTTAAAGTAAGCATCCTGGTCTATCTTTTCATCCCAATACACTTTCATCTCTAAGCGGTGTAGTTCTCTACGGTCCGCAAAGTTAATAGGGCGAATATCAAAATCGCCGTGATCTGTTTTTATCATTTATTCCATATTGATTAATAATGAATAGCGAATAGCGCAGTTGTGCCGCTAGCAACAAATTTCGTACTCACATCTAGCATCATCGCATTGGCCTCATTATAAGAGAGGCTAGTGATCTTACCATATCCGGCCTCAAAACCGAATGTAGTGGATCCATTGCTTAAAGCATCGTGGGTACACATAAAAGCGCCAGCGTTTGCGCCAGTATTCATTGAATTCATTAACCCGCCAGTATTAACGTCATATTTGACCGTTGAATCTAGCGTAACTGAGATCTCTGGAATTGCCCGCACAATAGCGTCGGGATTACCATTTGCATCATTCTGACCAACAAACTCAGATGGGTTTTCGATATTCAATGAAAAACTTTGTACGACTGGATCGTCGCATCCAGCTATTTTTTTAGCATCGCCACTTGATAGGGTTGCTAAAGAATAAAATGTAGTGCCATATGCGGCGACCGTTGGAGCTGCTTGATTGAAAGCTGCGGCATATCCGGTCCGGGCAGTAGCGCTAAATTTAAGGCGTCCGGACTCATCGCCCATATCGCCTGTAATTGTAAGGGAAGAAATAACGCAGCCTTTAAAGACCATATTCTGGTTATTACCAGTAGTTGGGTTCAATACTGCGATTGTGATCGTATCTGCGATCGTAATAGAAGAGTTATCGCCAGTTTCTAATTCTGGCGGAGTGTAATTATAAGGTATCGTAACTACATTTGAGGAGTCTTCAAGACCAATGCAGTTTTGAAGAAGTAAAGCTGCAACATCGCTGGAAAATACACCAGAAAAAGTAATTTCTTTTACTGTGCCTTTGCTGTCGATAAAAGCATCGTCTACATCTGCAACTCGACCGCTGGACCCACTTCGCGCATCTAATACTTGTGTTAAATTAAATCCTGGCATCTCTACGCTATCGACATTAACGCGGGTCATACCGCTTGTTACTGCTGTACCGATCGTTGCTTCGGCTTGTATAGCTAGGCCAAACTCTTTTGGACTAAATGCTGCTCCATCTAAAGCCATTATTCAGACTCCTTTTTACTACTACTTTTATTTGTTTTTTCTAAATACTCTTTGGCCATCCCTGGGACATCTTTAATCTCGACAGTCTCGCCTCTATTTAAAGCCTCCCAATCTTCGCGATCTAGGCCCTTATAACCGTTCCATTGTGGAATGAATTTATTTGATTTATAACTTGCCATCATTTATACCTTATTAGTTTACGCGTATAATTCTTCGACTAAACATTTGAAATCTGCTGTAGCCGTAAGATAGTTCGGTCTTTCACTTTCTGGATCATAGTTTACAGATTCTAATCTTGCATTATGCCAATCATATGTCAATGCTGCTGGGTAGACCGCAAACGCCTTGCCATCCGATGTTAAAAAGAAATCATCCTGGCTTGTGATCAACAATGGTCTCTTTGCAATCAGAACATCCTCTCCAGCGCTCGTCAAGAAGTTTTCACCATCGCTGGTTACATAATACAAGAACAACTCAATACTGGCCGTTGCGCGCCTAAGAATCTCTTTTAAGCGCTCAATCGTATTGACGCGACCATCTAGACTGTCTCTTTTTGTATATCTACCGACTTTTCTTTCAGTATATTGAATTTCAATCGTGTATTCTCTAATAGCCCCCTCGGTCCTTATATCAACAATCTCATCTTCTATTGGAGTTAGTTTGAAATAAGTATTTCCATTATAGCTATCATCGTAACGTATGGGTTTTTTTCTAAATTCTTGAGCAATGATTGAGGTAAGATTCTCAAGTACGCTTTTATTGGTGGTTTTATTATAATCGATCATACTAATACATTACAGTTGAATAAGAGATCCGCGACCTGGTACGCCTGTTCTTTATCCTCTAATTCTGGCTGATAGTTTACCCTGGTAATAACTCCACCATTCCAGGCATAAGTACCGCTTGGCCTGTAGTTAGAATTATTACCAATTAAACGCTTAATACGGTCGATATAATTGATAAGCTGCGTAAGGCTTCGCTCTTTATTATAAGGGCCAGGAGTACGCCTATAAACGCGTAATAATAGACCATATGTACGCAACTGGTCTTCGGTGGTTGGTTTATCTAATAAATCTTGTACTGGAATGACCCTAATAAAGAAATTTCCTCTATGCTTAAAGTCTTGATCGTAATGAATTGGAATTTTGCCAAACTCAGATTTGAGTAGGCTTTCAAATGGATCTAATACGTTATCCTTGAGTACGCTTGTATATACCGAGGCCACATTCTACTTGCGCTTTTTTACGCGCACCTTTTTCCTTTTAGATTTTCTTTTTTTCTTACCGTATGTTCCTTTTCCCCAGGGCATAGCTATCTCCTCATTATCTGGCCGGATCTTACTTCACCGTGTTCTTCTGGCTGACCGACCACAATTATACTGTATTCATCATTTAGTGTATACACACCCTCACTAAAGCGGATATAGACATTGTAAGCCATTGGCTGGTAATCTCCATTGATAATTTCATCATCTACTGCGGTATTCATTGCCAGGCCATCGCTGTTTTTAGTATAAACAGAATATTTTACACCGCTAGAACTAGCAGCGGTAAAAGTTCCCGCTGTAGTTATCTTGACGCGTACGTCATCATAATCCACATTTGGTAATCCGCTACTCTTTGTATCTGCGATATACCCAGTACTAGAACCATTGACCGCAACTGGGACCACACGGCCCTCATTTAATTCATTAGTTGCTTCGTGCCATAAGGCGTAAGCGCCTTGTTTAAGGCGGTCCAGCATTCCATCGCCATCTGGAGAGATATAGCGCTCATAGATCTCTTGTGCTTTATCTGGATCTTGGCTGGATATTAAAGCGGCGCACGCCAGGCCAGCATTGGCATTGATCAATACAAAATCATAATCACGACTTGCTGCGCCTTGGTCCTCCGCTTTTGTACGCTTAAAGATAGGTCTATTGATATAAGATCTAATATGGTCCGCTTGCTCATTAACTACACGCGTTTTAACTGTGGCCCAATCTTCAGCAGCCTCATAAACCAGATTATCGGGATCTACCGCTGAATAAATATATAAAGCGTCTTT